AGGTCTCGGCGGTCACCTGGCCTGCCTACGAGCAGACCGAACTGGAAGCCCGGTCCAAAGCGCTGGAGAGCGCGAGGGCGGATCTGGAGAGATCTAAGAGCGAAGCCAGAACGGCCCAGCTGTGGGATGAAATCAAAAAACTGGGAGGTGCGCATGATTAAGGACATGACGCTCCAGGAAGTGGAAGCCCGGGAGGCCGAGATCATGGGCCTTGAAGGAACCACCTCCGAAGAAGAGACTAGGATGCTTCTCGACGAGATGAAAGAGCTCCAGGAACGCAAGGCTGAGCTCAAGGACATCGAGACGAGAGCAGCACAGGCCGAAGCCGTGAACCACGGCGCCGGCATCACGGTCGATGAGACCGAAGAGAGAGAGGAGAAAAATATGTTCACTCGCGAATCCGCTGAGTACAGAGATGCCTTCTACGCGATGCTGCAGGGCACCGCGACCGAAGAGCAGCGTTCCACGCTGGCGACCGTCGCCACCGACGCCATCCAGATCCCGAAGACGCTGGATGACAAGATCTGGGACAACATCCACACCGAGCACCCGATCCTGGCGGACATCGACACCAAGGTGACGGGCGTCATCCTGGAAGTCAACAAGCACACCGCCATCACCGCCGGCAAGGCTGCCGCGAAGGCTGAAGGCGTTGCCAACGACGTCGAGAACAACACCTGGGTGAAGGTCACCCTGGTCGGCCAGGACTATGCCAAGACCGTCGAGCTGTCCTATGCGGCTGCCAAGATGAGCCAGGGCGCCCTGGAAGACTACCTTGCCGAAGAGATCGCCGCTGACCTGGGCGAAGCCCTGGCCACCGCCGTCTTCGCGCAGATCAAGAGCGACCTCGGCGCTGCCGCCGTGACGGTCGCCTCCGGGTCTGACCTGACCTATGCCAACATGAGCGATGCCTTCGGCGCTGTCGCCCGCGGCAACAACCTGAAGGTGTACTGCAGCCGTGCGAAGAAGTACGGCCAGATCATCGGCATGGTCGACACCGCCAAGCAGCCGATCTTCCGTGACGGCGTGGCCCTTGGTGCCGACGTTCGCGAAGACTCCGCCGCCGGCGCCGACATCTTCGTGCTGGATCCGACCAAGTTCGTCCTGAACGTGGTGGAGCCGATCATGATCGAGTCGGACCGCGACATCAAAGCCCACAAGATCGCCATCAGCGGCTATCTGCGGGCCCAGGGCTGCATGAGAGACGCCGGAGCGGGCGCCTACATCACCTACGCCTGATGACGCAAACACCGGGGCCCTCTTCGGAGGGCTCCGGATCCCAAGGAGGTAGGCCATGATTGATGTGGCAACGGTAAAGAGGACGCTGAGGATCAACCATACACTCCTGGACGGCGACATCAGCACGGCCATCTCCGAGGCGAGGCTTGAACTGGTCCGGGCCGGCGTAGCTGCGGACGTGGCCGCCGGCGAGGATCCGCTGGTGGAGCGGGCGATCCTCACCTATTGCCAGATGGAGTTTTCCAACGTGAACAAGATCGAGAAGTACGAGGAAGCCTTCCGAGTGCAGCTCGACAACCTGCGGAAGACTCCGGAGTATAACGGAGGCTGAGGATGTACAACGAGACGATCAAGCTGGTCGCGCAGACCAAAACGACGGACGAGTACGGCGATTGGACGGTGACTGAGCAGGTGACTGTGGTCTATGCAGAGGTGCTGTCCGTGGGCATGAACGAGTTCTACCAGGCGCAGGCCACCGGTCTGAAGCCGGAGATCAAGTTTGTGCTGCCGGATTACCTGGAGTATGCCGGCCAGAAGATCGTCCGCTATGCGCCTTTCACCGGAGCGGAGACGGATCCGGAGTATGAGTACACGGTGCTCAGGACCTACCGGAACGGAAACGAACTGGAGCTGACCTGCAAGCGCGGGGTGGACGAATGAGCGCCCCGAAATCGGTCACCAAACTGAAGACCGAGAACGGCGGAGTGAAGGTGGAGTATGTGTCCGACGTGGATGCTGCGAACTACTACACCTTCGAGCTGAGCCGGGCGGCACTGAGGGACGTAGGGAAGTTCCTGGCGCGGTCTTTCCGCACCAGCTACTACCAGAACTTCGACCGCCATACCGGCGACGCCGGCAAGGCCACCAAGTACAAGGTGATCAGCGGGAAGAACACGAAGTACCCGAGGGTCCAGATAGGCTTGAAGACCGGGAAGGTTCCCGGCTTCTACGCCTACTTCCAGGAGTTCGGGACACATGACGGCCGGGTGCCGAAGCTGGGGCTTCTTACTCATGCCGCTCAGGACAACGTGGCGGAGATCGTCAAGATTGAGTCACAGTACCTGGACGGCCTGAGCGATGAAGCGTCCAGGCTCGCGGCGCTGGTCGACGAGGATGATTACGATGGCGACGCAGACGAATGAGCTCAGACGGGTGATCGAGTCCCGCCTGAACAGCATCAAGACTCAATTCAATATCTCTGAGATCTCATACGGGCTGGCGACGCCGGAGGCGATGTATCCGCACATCGTGTATGACCTGACAGGGATCACTCCGAGGGACCAGGGGCGCCATGACTACAACATTGACGTCCACGTATGGACCAAGGACCGGTTCACGGCGTTCGCCATCGGTGACACGGTGGCGGACCTGTTCAGTTACGTAAACAGCCCGCAGGAGACGATCCTGCCGACCTTTTATGAGACCACGGTCTTCCAGGTTGAGGATCCAGACACGAGCATCTGCCACGTGGTGGTCAGGCTCGAGGGCCAGAATTACAAGAAAAACGGAGGCTTTTCATGGCAAACGTGAAGATTCAGGGCACCGGGCAGGTGCTCAGCACGGATTTCAAGAGCGTCAAGTGGGTCGGCACGACGAAGGGCGGCCAGGCCGTCACGATCGAGCTCACGAATGCGATCAATATGGGGAATATCAACTGGACCTTCGCTGAGAAGGACGATGTGGTGCCTCAGATCGTGTTCACGGCCTGCTACACCAACACTGACGCGCACATCTCCGACACCACGGAGCCGTGGACCATCGAATACGACGGGGCCACGAGCGTCGGAGCGGACGAGATCATCCTGGGCGCCGGTCTGTTCTACATCGGCAGCACTCCCATCGCCCTCACCAGAGGCGGCGGCAGCTTCGATGTGACTCGCACGTTCAGGAACATCAACGCAGACGATGACATGGGACCGGTCAAGGACCGCGTTGTCATCACGGACAGCATTGCCACGCTGACGATGAACGTGCTGACCATGCTGACCAATGTCACCAACTACTATCCGGCCATCGAGACGGTGAGCTGACACGGAGGGCAGGCTTTCGGGCCTGCCCTTTTTAGGAGGAACACATGAGGAAACTGATCACCAGTGACGTCTTCGCCTTCCTGCGGGTGGTGACGGAAGCTGGCGTAAGAAAAGAGATCAAGGCTGTCGCCGACAAGGTGAGCGAAGGATCCGAGCTCGATGCCCGGGACGTTGGATTCGACCTGGTGCTGTCGTGCATGGAGCACCTGTCCACGAAGAAGGCAGAGGGATTGATGTACGAGTTCCTGGCGGGGCCCTTCGGTATCCCGGCGGACACCATCGCCGGCATGGAGTTGACAGAACTGGCTGACACGGCCACCAAGTGGTTCGCGGACTACGTGGATCCGAAAGCCGTGAACGCTTTTTTCGGTGCACTCTCGCGTTTGATGACGGACAAGCCTGGGACCTGATCCTGAAACGCTACGGAGGCGGCGTAGACGCGTTTCTGAGGCTTCCTGCGACCACTGGGGTACAGATACTCCTCCAGGCCAAGGAAGACGAGAGAGACGCGCAGATACGCGCTGAGTGGGTGTCCCTGCTGCCGTGGATGCAGTCCGGACACCTGAAGCTCATCCAGTGGAAGGACTACCGGGAGCAGCGGCTGGGTCTCAACGTGGACACGCGACCGACGAACGTCATCATCGCGGAGCTTGAACAGAAACTGGGGAGGAAGTTGGTTTAATGGATATTTTCAAATTGGTCGGCAGCGTATTCGTCGACACCACGGAAGCCAATCAGTCCCTGAGCAAGACTGACGAGAAAGCGAAGGGCTTGGGCGCGACTATGGCCAACGCCGGCAAGGCTGTCGGCAAGGCAGCAGTCGCCATCGGCGCTGCAGCAGTGGGCGCCGGCACGGCCCTGGTGGGCATGGCCAACAAGGCAGCCGAGACCGCTGACGCCGTGGACAAGGGCTCGCTCCGGATGGGCGTGAGCACAACGTACTTCCAGGAACTGCAGTATGCAGCCGGACAGTGCGGCGTGGAGATGTCCACCATGGAGCAGGCGGCCAAGAAGCTGGAAGGCACCGACCTCAACATGGAAGACGCCATGGCGCAGATCATGGCGCTCGGCACTGAGGAGGAGCGGTCCGCAGCTGCAGCTGAGCTCTTCGGGGAGAGCCTGGCATATAAGCTGTCGCCGATCCTGGCGACGTCCGGAGAAGAGTTCGGGGGACTCATGGACCGGGCGAACGACCTGGGGCTGGTCATGTCCGAGGATTCCGTGGCCGCCGGCGTCAAGCTGGGCGACACCATGAGCGACGTCAAGCAGAGCTTCGGCGCAGTGGCGACGGAGCTGGGCGTGACGGTGATGCCCATCATCCAGCAGCTCCTTGACTGGGTGATTGAGCACATGCCGGAGATCAAGGAGACCATCTCCAACGTGATGAGCATCCTGACGGAGAAGGTCTTCCCGGCCGTGGCCGAGGTGATCGGCTGGCTGAAAGAAAAGTTCGAGGAATACTGGCCCGTTATCCAGTCGACCATCGAGAAGGTCGTGGCGCGGATCCAGGAGATCTGGGAGACGATCCTGAAGCCGGTGGTCACCACGGTGTGGGAGTTCGTCAAGAACATGTGGGAGAACTCGCTGAAGCCGATCTTCGACGGCGTGGTGCAGTTCTTCCAGGGCGTGTTCTCCGGGGACGTCAAAGGCGCTTTTGAAGGCCTCATGGGCATCATCGAAGGCATTTGGAACGGCCTGGAGGAGATCATCAAGAAGCCGGTCAACGCCGTCATCGGCGTGATCAACGGATTCATCCGGGGCATCACTTCCGGGATCAACACGGTCATCCGGGCCCTGAACAAGCTGCAGATCAGCGTCCCGTCCTGGGTGACGGATCTGACGGGCGTCGAGTCGTTCGGATTCAATATCCCGGAGCTTACGCCGGCGCAGATCCCGCTTCTGGCAAAAGGCGGCGATGTCCAGGAAGAAGGCTCTGCCATCGTCGGCGAAGCCGGCCCTGAGCTGCTGCAGCTGCCCAGGGGCGCACGTGTGACGCCGCTGGAGGAGACGAAGCAGACCACGGTCAACATCAGCATTGACGTCCATCCGGCTCCCGGCATGGACGAGGAGGCGCTGGCCGACATGGTGGCCGACAGGATCCAGGAGCAGGTGAACGGGAGGGCCATGGCATGGGCGTGATCAGGCACAACATCATCTTCGACGGCATCAATGCCCAGGAAAAGGAAATCGTGATCTACGGCGGAACCGTGGACGAGATCGCCCAGCGCGACGTCAAGACCGTGACAATTCCCGGCCGGAACGGAGTGCTGCATTTCGACAACGGGCGCTTCGACGAACGGAAGCAGACCTATCTGGCCTATATCCCTGGCGATAACTACCCGGCCCGGATCGCGTATGCCAGGACCGTGTTCGGGAGACGCGGGAAGGGATATAAGCGCCTGGAAGACACCTTCAACGCCGACGAGTTTTCCATGGCATCGTTCGACGACGCCATGAAGCCTGAGAGCATGGCCTTCCGGACCATGGGGCTGACGGAGCTGTCATTCTCCTGCCGCCCGGAGCGGTTCCTTCGCACCGGCGAGCAGGTGATCAAGGCGACAGGAGCGATCACGCTGGCGAACCCGACCGGTCTGCCGGCGAAGCCGCTGATCCGCGTCTACGGCACCGGCGGCGTCCTGACCGTGGGCGGAGAGGTGATCACCATCAGCACCATCGACGGCTACGTGGACCTGGACAGCGACATGTGCGACGCATACAAAGGCAGCACGAACTGCAACCAGAATATCGCCCTGGGATCCTTCCCGGTCTTTGACGAGGGGACCACGGGGATCAGCTGGACCGGCAGCATCACGTCGGTCGAGATCACTCCGAGGTGGTGGAAACTATGATTCCTGTCCTATTCCCGACAAACGCGACGAGCTGGACCACCAACGGCCTGGGAGGGCTGGCGGATGCGGTCTCCTGCTCGGTGCAGGAAGAGCGGAACGGGGCCTACAAGATGACGATGGTCTACCCGGTGGACGGCCTCCATTACTCGGAGATCGTGCCGGGGAGCCCCATCCTGTGCGACTGCGGCGGCCAGCGCGGCAAGCAGGTGTTCCGGGTCTCGAAGATCACCCGTCCCATCAACGGGCAGGTGAAGATTGAGGCCGAGCACCTGTCTTACCAGCTGAGCCTGATCCCGTGCTCGCCGTTCTCGGCCGGATCCGTGACAGCTGCTCTCTCCGGGCTGGTGAGCCATGCAGCAGTCACGTGCCCGTTCACCTTCTGGACCAACAAGAGCACCAGCGCGAGCTACAGCCAGGATGCACCTGCGAGCATCCGGTCGCGCCTGGGAGGCGTCCAGGGCTCCATTCTGGACGTGTACGGCGGCGAGTGGGAGTTTGACAACTACACCTGCCGGCTGTGGAACGCCAGAGGCTCCAACAAGGGCGTGACGATCCGTTACGGCAAGAACCTGACGGATCTGACGCAGGAGGAGAACATCGCCAACACCATCACCGGCGTGTATCCGTATTACATCAGCGAGACTGCCTATGTAGAGCTCCCTGAGAAGACACTGGACAGCGCCAGCGCGGCGAACTTTCCCTTCCCTCGCACGGTTCCGCTTGACCTGTCCGGCAGCTTTGACGACACTCCCACGGTGGCCCAGCTGCGGACGAAAGCGCAGGCATACCTGAACGGATCCGGCATCGGCGTCCCGAAGGTCAGCCTGAAGATCAAGTTCATCAGCCTGTCGGATACGGAAGAATACGCTGCTGTTGCTGCACTGGAATCCGTGGAGCTGTGCGACACGGTGACGGTGATCTACGATAAGCTGGGCGTCCAGGCCACGGCCAAGGTGGTCAATACCGACTGGGACGTGCTGGCTGAGCGCTACAACTCCGTGGAGATCGGTGACGCCAGGACAACGCTGGCTGACACCATCGCCAAGACGCAGGAAGAAGTGGCCACAGCGGTCACGACTTCCGCCCTGGAGAAGGCTGTGAGCCAGGCGACGGCGCTGATCACCGGAGCGACCGGCGGCTATGTGAAGTGGAACTACAACGGCGACGGGCATCCCTACGAGATGCTGATCATGGACGCCGAGCAGGAAGCGGACGCCATCAACATCTGGCGATTTAACGCCAACGGCTGGGGCTTTTCCAGGGACGGAGGCGCAAACTACACCACGGCGGCCACGATTGACGGCGGCATCATCGCGGACTTCATCACGGCCGGTACACTTACAGGCTTGAACATCAACAACGGGAGCGGCACATTTACCGTCGACTCGGCCGGGAACGTCGTGGCGAACAGCCTGACGTCTTCAAACGCTACCATCACCGGCGGATCCATGAATGTGACAGCGGCTGATGACACGGCTGTCATTAAGATCACGAGCACCAGCGGCTACATCACCGTCGAGCCGAATGGCTTCCGGTCAATTTATTATGCGTCAGCCTCGGATACGACCTATGTGACCATCATGACGAATGGGTGGTACCTGTTCCGCGAGTATTCCGGGGACGTCAGGGAGACATACGCGTCTCAAACTCCAACGAGATCCGGAGCACTGAGCACCGGGACTCTGAGACTTGACGATGGTGCCGGAAACGGAGTTCTCTTCGGAAGCCAGCTGCCTACGCTGGCCAAAGTCACGGCGGCCTATGATCCTGTGGACTACGGGTCGAGCATCACGTTGAGCGGCAGTGGTATCGTCACCGGCGACCTGGTGATACACGCCTGGAAGAGCGGCCACACGGCCAGTATTTACATGTCTGTCACGACAACAGCTGCGAACACGAGCATCACCGTTACGCTCCCGGACCAGCTGAAGGCTGCCGGCCAGTATGCGGTGCTTCCGGTCATGTCCAGGAGTTCACCCTATGTCGAAGTCGGGACCATGTGGATCGAGAACAGCAGCACTGCAAGGATCTATTTGACGTCAAGCCAGCGGTCGTTCTACGTGGGCGGGACATATATCACGGCAGATTAAGGAGGCAGCATGAAAACATACTATCAGCTTACTTGCGAGCTTTACACGCAGCATGTCGTTCCAGTGCTGAACGCGAAGCAGTACGACTCCGGCCGTGGCGTCGACATCACGCTGACGGACTGCGGCGCCGTGGTCGTACCTGCCTCCTCGGACGTGTGCACTCTCTACTGCAAAAAGCAGGACGGGACGGTTTCGTATCTCCCCGGGACGCTCACCGGCTCGGCTGTGCGTGTGGACTTTACAAACACGCTCCTCGCGGACGCGGGCATCGTCGAGTGCGAGCTGGAGGTGACCGGCGAGTCGGACACGATCTCCACGCCGGTGTTCAAGGTGATGGTGTTCCCGAGCAACTACGACCAGAGCGCCATCGAGTCGCAGGACGAGTTCACCGCGCTTGAGACGGCGTTGCAGACGGTTTCGCAGTATGACGCACGTATCGGGGCGCTTGAAACGACCGACACGGAGACGCAGTTGTTCATGGCTAACATACCCGGTGTGACGGTCAACGCCTGCAGGGTCGGCAAGGTAATTTTTGTTTATTTTTACACCGACAGCATTGTCCAAATGCCCGCAGGCGGCGAGGTCAACCTGTTCACGGCGCTTGACGGTGCGAAGCCTCCATTTGCGGCGCGGTTTGTATGCTTCAACAATGCCGCGGCGAGTGCGTCGGAGCTGTGCATGAACGGACGAATGACGACATCTGGCAACTTTTTCGTCTACTCATACACTGCCAACACCCGCCCGTATGGGATGGTGACCTATATCGCGTCATAAGGAGGCGGACATGGATTACATCATTGCCATAATAGGCGGCGGCGTTGGCGCGGCCATCGTCTCCGTAGTCGGCTCGCTCCTCCTCGCCAGACAGGCGCAGAGGATAAAGTCGGAGGACACCGAGAGCGCCGACGTTAAGGCACTCAAAGAGGGGATGACGTGGCTTATGTATGACCGCATACTCTTCTTGTCTAAGCACTACGTCGAGCGCGGCGCGATCACGTGGGAAGACTTGCGGATACTGACCGAGATGCACCGCGTCTACCACGACCGCCTCGGCGGGAACGGATACCTCGACGAGATCATGCGGGACGTTAAGGCTCTGCCAAAGGAGGGTGAGAAATGAAGCTCAATGACAAAACGTATCAACTGCTAAAGTGGGTGGCGCTTGTGGCTCTGCCCGCGTTATCGCTGTTTTATCAGACGATCGCCCCCGCCTGTGGCCTCCCTGCTGAAAAGCCCGTGACGGTCGTGCTGACGGCTCTGTCCGTCCTCATCGGCTCACTGATCGGGATCTCGACGGCGGAATACTACCGCCAGAAGGAGGAGTAATGGCCTATCCGATTCTGAGCGATTGGGATTTTGTACGGACGTTGGCGGTCCGGCTGTACACAAACCGGGACCAATTCGCCTACCTCTACGGCGGGAATGGCGAGTATATCAAGGACGAAGCAGCTGCCCGGGCCATCGTGGACCGCATGTGGGCAGCTTATCCGTCCCACTTCCAGACAGCCGTCATCAAGACCGGCCACACAAAGGAGCAGCTGATCCAGCACATCATCGGCAAGCGCGTCCTGGACTGCTCGGCGTTGGTGTGCTATGTTTCCCAGGGAACCGCATGGGGCAATCTCTCGGTCATGTACGACCTGAACAGTTCCGGCCTGATCTCCGTCTGCCATGACATCACCACCCCGAAGCAAGGCGTCTGCGGCGGCCTCCTCTGGAAGAAAGGCCACGTCGGCATTGACGTGGGCGGCGGGTGCTTCGTCGAAGCCGCCAATGAGTTCGTGGACATCCGGATGCGTAACCTCTCCGGGGCAGGCTTCACCAAAGCTGGCAGACTCCCCTGGGTAAACTACGGCCGCATGATCTGCGCTTCTGATCGTTGACATCATCACCCATTGGACTGCATATCCTCCTGACCTACCCCCGTCCGGCTCACCACCGGGCGGGGCTTTTTTTGATGTACAAAATTTCAGAAACGGATAAAATGGTTTCGGAATTTTTGTATCAGGAGAAAGTCCAATGAATGAACACATCATCGCCGTCTATTTCGATCCGGTCGATGAGGGCCTCGACGAGGGCCCGGACCTCCTCCTTTGTTCCAGAATCAATGAATTGACCGAAGGTGCGGATGGCGTCAAGGGCCGTTTTCTGACGGTCATCCTCTTCGGGAATGGAATCGAGCTCAGCCTGCAGG